GAGCGGGTCGATCACCGAAGTCTGCCCCTGAATCAGAGCGACCTCGTCGTCGATCTGCTGCGCATCCCACTCAGGGTGCAACGTTTGCACGCGCACACGAATCGAGCTCGCTTCTGCTTGCTTGAGCAGATTGACAGTCTCAGCCAACTCCTTGAGCGAAGGCGTCGACTCAGGCGGTGCGATCATTCTCACCGGCAACGGTGTGATGCCGCTCTGAAAGTACGTCGCATCGACCCAGAGCAGAGTCTCCAACAAGTCTTCGATCGACTGCAGATAACGCAGCTTCTTCCGTCGAGTCGACGTCGAGCGCTTCGCCTTGCCACTGAACTCTGTCGCAGTGATCGCCCCGCCACTGTCGCCCTGATCAGTGTCAGGCGCGTACCCGCACGCTTTGATCGCTCGCGTCGTCAAGTCTTCGAGAGTCGCCAGATGTTCGTCGACGCGAATCTTGAACTGGACTTGGGTGATCGGTGCGTCGCCAGTCTCGCCCGGTTGCATCTTGAGCCCGGTGAACAGATGTTGGGACTCGTCGAAGCTGACACCCTTGCCAGCGCCGTTACTCTGCAGCATGTAGTCAGCCACCAACAGCCGCGACTGCCCATCCTGAATGTCACGCATGAGCGATGTCATCGTCTTATCAATCGCATCGAACAGTGTGATCACGCCGGGGGTGAAGTCGCTGCGCCCTGCCCCGTTCTCACGATCGAGCGGGTCGGGCAGCATGTTCGGGATGCTCGTCGCAGTCATACGATCAGACACCATCGGAATGAAACTGTCAGCGTTCACGAGACTCGACAGTGCCGCAGTTTCGGGGCGATCTGCGAGCGCGATTCGCATGCCAAGATTGCCGCGCTCGCCACGATACAGACCGTGGTAGATGCCGCCGCGCTCGTGTCGTTCGAGATGGTAGAAGATGATCTCACCGTCGCGCGCGAGCACCCGCCAGAACGTGACAGCGACCAGCTGACCCCACACATATTCAGGGATGATCGAGTCGGCGTCGACGCGCTGAATGGTCGGCATCTTCATGCCCACCGTCTTGTCGTAACCGATCTTCAACCCGAAGCTGCCAAGCGCTGCGCTCGTCTCAAGCCCTGCGAGCAGCGTCGCATCGAACAGTGCGTAATCGAGCAGTTCATCGAGTCGCGCCTGAGTCTTCGCCACGAGCGCATTCTGCGCGTCTGACGGCTTCCCCGCCTCGTCGAACTCAGTGTGTTGCACCTCGAAGCGCAAACCGTTGCCGACGAGCTCGCTCGACTGCGTCGCGATGTCTTGCGCGAGCGGCACATGCACTTTGTCGTCGGGTGCTGTCGGGTCAGACTTCGACCAGAACCACCCGAAGACGCGAGAGATCGCATGTTTGACCGTCGACTGGAACTGTGCTCTCGATGTGCCGCCAGCGTAGAACGCTGCAAGCTCAGCAGGGTCGCCGCCGTACCAGACAGACGACGTCTTCATTCGACTGTATCGGCTGGTGTGCTCGGCGGGAGGCCAAGCCGTTCGGTTCTCAGGCAGGCTCATAGCTCCCTCTCGTCGATCGTTTCAGTGACACAGCCCCGCCGCGTGAATCCAGAGTACCCGCTTGCGCGGCTCGCCACAGCTTCGCCCCGCAAGATCGCGAGCAAGTTAGTGTGAGCTTCGACTTCTCGACGCTGAACTCGTCGCCACACATTGCGCAGCTGCGCGTCTCTCTGTCGACGCCTCGCGCTCGACGTGCGGCAGCTTTGCACGCAGCTGAGCAGTAAACGCGAGCGGCTGGACTTGAGTATGACGCCCCACAGCGCGCGCACGAGATCGTGCGCAGAGTCGGGTTAGCGTTGTGCAGCGCATGATGCTCGCTCACTGTAAGCAGCTGCAGATTCTCGATCGCGTTGTTCATTGGGTCGCGATCAATATGATGCACTTCGTGACCGAGAGCGATCGCGCCGTAATGTCGCTCCCAGATTCTGCGATGATTCGAGTAACCCATGAGCGCAGCGTATCGCAGCGATCTGCTCAGAGCTCGCTCTCGTCGATCGTGTCGTCGCTCAGCGCGGGGGCGAGAGGGATGCTCCCGCGCCAGTATCTGCGCGAGGTATATATCGCATAGCGCAAAGCGTCGGCCTCGTCGTCGTTCTCCTTGATCGGGCGCGTCTCCCCGCGAGCGCTCGCAGCACTGTCCCACCGATAACCGGGTAGCCCTTTGATCAGATGCTCACACTCGTCGACGACGAACAGCCGCCCAGACGCGAACAGTGAAGCGATCGTCTGACTCCCCGGCAGCACCGAATTGTGAGCACGAATGACGTTCGTCATCGAACAGCTGTTGGCGCATCACAGCCGCAGCAGGGTCGACTGCGTGCCACTCAGGGTCGACGAAGCCACTGCCAGCTATCCACGCACGATACATCGCCGCATGTTGGCCGACCGTCGCAGTGTCAGGCGCGAACTCGCTCAGCACATACAGCGCAAGCTCACCATCGGCACGACGCCCCATGCCGATCAGATAGGCGCGCGTGCGATGCGTGGTGCCATAGTCGAGCCCTGAGATCAGCACTCGCTCAATGTTCGGCAGCTGCGCTCGCGTGATCACATTGCGTTCAGTGTCGAACTCAGGGTAGATCGCACCCTCGGCGGCAACCCATTCGCCTTTGATGAATCGGCGATACCAGAGCCCGGTGTATTCGCGCTCGATGCTTGTGCGGTACTCGACAGTCAGACTTGGGTTGTCGTCCATCGTGAAGTGCTCGACGTACCAGTCGGGGAAGTCGCCGATCTTGTCGAGATAGTCGGTCTTGAGCCAGTGAAGCGGTGCGTCAGGGTTCGTCGTGACGAAAGCTTGAGCTCCCGGCACGCTCATGCGGCCAAGTAGCTGCTTGAAAAACTCCTTGGGTAGCATCGTGAGCTCGTCGACGAACGACCCGCCCACGGTCATGCCTCGCAGCTTGCTCTCTGCTTTCGCATCGTTCGCGCCAATAATGTGAACGGTGCGCCCGAACATCTGCGCAGTCGGCGCCCCTTGACGATAGTGAATGAACGGGGCGAACACTGCGAGCGTCGGGTCGTTGTCGAGCGGTTCGAAGATGTTTCGGAAGATGCTCTCTCGCGTCTTGCCGACCATGATCAGTGCGCCACGTTTCGGGGCATCGTCTGCGATGAACGTGAACCAACGGGCGAGCATCGTGAACGTCTTGCCCGATCGGATTGACCCCTCAAGCAGATTCACTCGTCGACTGCTGCGTGCGAGAGCTCGTCGCTGTTTGCGGCTCAGTGGTGTCGCGATCAGTTGTCGCTCGTCGATGTCGCCGCCGCGAGCTCGTGAACGCGGTCGTACTGTCGCTGTAACAGTGTTACTCGGCTGTTTCGTCGTCGACGTCGTCGTCATCGAGATCACCGCTCTCGTCTTCGAGATCGTCGACAGCTGCACGCTTGCGCACGTCACCCAACCATGCGGCCAACACGTCACGCACTTCCTCGACACCAGTGTCGACGATGTCTTCATACAGTCCGGTCAACTTCGCACGCGCATCCATGATGCGCAGCATCCGATCAATCGCCCCGAAGCTGCCAGCTGCGATCTGAGTCGCGATCGCACGCTGCGCAGCATCTAACGTCTCTAGCTCGCTTATGCGCAGTTCACGAGCAGCCTCGCGTGGGATGCGTGCAAGCTCACGCTTCACAGCTGTCGCTGCGGCGCCTCTGCTCGAATAGCCGCACTGCTTCGCGATCGTGTCCCAGCTGTGACGCATCGCACGCAGCTGCATCGCTTTGCGTGCACGTTCAGCTGCGTCGATCATGCGTTGAGTCTTCGACAGCCCACGCCCGAGAGCGGGTGTTGATCGGCCACGCGGGTTCGCTTCGCGCTCTATCCGCTCGGGTGACTTGCGTGGCCGTTTCGTTGGGGCTGCTGCGATCGGTGCGACTGTTTTGGGTGCGCGAGCTCGCGTCGGTTTGCTCTGTTCATCACCCGAATCAGTCGGGCGATTGGTTCTAGTCGTCATGTGACTCCATCACTTGTTCGCCTTAGACGAGCATAGAGCAGGCTGTGCGCTGTTGTGGCGTGCGCACAGACGAGAGAAGCGCCCGTCTCGACGTATCGTGTCAAGACGAGCGCTGATCGCTTAGGCGAGCTCTGACGGCTTCACTTCACTAGGTGCAATCTTTCGAGCAGCTGTCTCGCTTCGATGCGCCAGAACTCGCGCACTCGTTTGCTTCGCAGCTTCGCCCATGTTCGTGCAGCTTCGTCGTCGTTCGATCGTTCGTCGACCTCCCAGAGTGCTTGAGCGACGAGCTCGACCCGTTCATCGGTCGACAGCAGCGGCTCAAGCGTGAGTGTCTGCGTGATCTGCTCGACAAGCTCAGTCTCTGCGACATGCTCGATCGCGACACTCTCGTAGGGGTCGACTGTCTGCTCGAC